GTTTGAAATATCATGCTTCGCCACCACGGCCAAACCGATATCCCCAATTTTTGGATCACAAACGACGGCAGCGGTTCCGTGCTGCAGACGGAAATAAGGGAGCCTCGGAATAGTTGTAACTGCAATCCCTTGAGCCTCAACGTTTCTAGGCATGAGCAACGGTTTAACAGTTACATAGCCGGCGCCAGACCCTGTTCCTGTTCTTTCTACTGCTGTAACTGTTACTGGGAACGCGGTGTAAACGGTTTTAGAGATCAGAGATTTGACGAAAAATTCTAATGCGTTAATGGGGCTGGAACCCGCGAAATCGTTGTAATTCGCACTATATTCTTGACTGCTCATATCACCACCTAGGATAAATAGCTGTGATGTTTGTTTTCCATGACTGTGATCCGGGGTCGTTTGCACATAGCTCATGACGCAACCCCGTTATTTTCCAAGTCCCTGAAGCTCTGGGTACGATCGTTTCTAATTTGAAATTCGCCCCAATGCGTAGATCAGGCCTGAAAAACGTAGAGACGTTAATTCCGTTGTTCGTGAACGTCGGATACCCGATCATTCCATTCGTTGCGTTTATTAGTGGAACTGATCCCTGAGTTTTTCGGGTGCCATGGTTTTTAATGAGTACGACTTTTTCATCATCAAAAATCAAATCAACACCAACGGCGTCAGCAATCCGCCTCATTTTTGTGACTGGATCCCCGTCGATAATGCAGTCCTTAATCGAAGCTGTGATGTCGTTATTTTCGAGCGTGTATCCGATCTCTTTAGTGATCTGATCAATCAGCCCCGTTACCGTCTGATTACCGTTTACCGATATCGGCGGCTGGGGAATTAACGCGGGAAATAAGCCGCAGTTCGCTTCAATCTTGAAAACAGGAGAAGGAGCGGCGTTAAAGTCTGCCCATGCGTTAACGATCTCGCCTTTAAAGACAACGGATAACGTTTTGCCCTTTTCACCTGCAGAAATATTGATTTTGTTCCGCTTCAACGAGAACGACTTAAAACCTAGGTGCGTTAGACGCTCCATTGTTGCTAAAGACAATCCTCTGAGTTCGATTTTGGCCTTAGGAAACGCGGGACAGCCGGATTTTTCAATTGAGCACTTAACCGCGAACCCTTGAAACGTAACGGCCTCTTGTCCGTCCAGCGTTACCGTAACGGCCACTTCTTTTTGCGTGTACGTTGTGTTTTTATCAATTTCCGGCAGTAGTGAC